GATCGTGAAGAACTAGAAGAGGGGGAAGCAGACGAAGATGTTGCCCTCACAGAAGAAATGCTAGCCGACCTTATTGAGGAGTTGGTTGTTGATTTGAAACCGGTTCCCCAAGGATGGGCGTCCGTGAACTCGGCTTACAACGGTGTCGAGCAGGCCAACAATGATGCCATGGCCGCTGCCCATGACGCTCACCTCGAAGAATATGAAGAAATTGAAGAGGAAGAGGAAACGGCCCCCGACGTTACTCATATGGTTTATGAGACTAAAATTAAAAAACTTACAGAATCTACAAAAGAGCTACGTGCTCTTTTGATGAAAGCCAAGGATCAGCTCACAGGGCTGAACTTGGAAAATGCCAAACTTGTTTATCAAAACAAGGCACTCAACAGCGCCTCCTTGAATGAGCGACAAAAAAATAATATTGTCGAAGCTGTTCAATCTGCCACTTCTGTTGAAGAAGCAAATATGCTTTTTGAGACAATCCAAAATGCAGTGGGTGTTTCGAACCCTAAGGGCTTGAGACCACAAACGCTGCGTGAAGCTGTCACAAGGCCTACTTCGCTTTTAATCAACTCTCAGAGAAACAACAAGGCTGCAAAAGATCCAGCAGTGGATCGTATGCTGCGTTTAGCAGGTTTAACAAAACAATAAAACATATTAGGAGGTTATATAAATGTCTATTGTAGAAAAACTAACCGAAGGTATCGTTAATCGAGATCTTGGGAAGGAAGGTGCCGCTCTCATTGCAAAATGGGAAAACACCGGTCTTCTTGAAGGTCTTAGTGACGATGTCGCTCGGAACGGGATGGCCCGATTGCTTGAGAACCAAGCAAAAGAGCTGCTCCGTGAAACCTCCACCATGGCTGGTGGAGATGTTGAGGGATTTGCGGCTGTCGCATTCCCCCTCGTTCGCCGTGTATTCGGCTCTTTGATCGCCAACGATCTCGTTAGCGTTCAACCGATGAGTTTGCCTTCGGGCCTCATCTTCTTCCTGGATTTCACCTTTGGTGGAACCTTAACTAGTCAGCGAGAACGTGTTGGCTTCCAGATTTCGTCATCTCTCTATGGTGGCGACGTTGTGGGTGCGCAAATTACTGGTGGTGTTGATCTGGTCGGTCTTGAAGGTACCGATGCGGGTGGTCCTTACAACTTACGTAACGGCTATTCGTCTCCAACGGGAACTATCGGCGCCGCCCACCGCTTTGTGGTTTGTTCCGGAACCCTAACGGGCCTTGGAACGGTCCAGGGCAGTACTCTCGGCCTTGGCCCAGAAGCTGCGGCCGCAGGGGCGGATTTGTGGAACGCCGCGCGCGTTAACCGTGTCTTGCGTTTCGATCCAGATTTAACTTCTGGCTCCGTTTTCGCTATTGTCGATTTGGCAGGTACCAACCATCAGCTTAATTATGATGATTTGGTTGCCATTTCTCAAACAGGTAGTGTTGGCAATACTGCAGCGTGTACCCTGGTTCACAGGCTGTCGGTACTTAGTCAGTCTCTTGATCAGAGTGTAACCGATCAGGATAATCACATTCACTTAGTGTTTGTTGGAACCGGCGTTACGTCGGACGCCCTGGAAGCCTTCATTGATACTGGTATGGGATCGTTAAGTTTTACTGAAGTAGATGATTTTATCAATGCTTCGGCAACCCGACCCGGCGCTCTCGTTGGTACGGCGACGTGGGGATTAGAAGATACTCCCGACATCCCGGAGATCAACATCCAGATCGACTCGGTGGCTGTTACGGCTATCACCAAGAAGCTCAAGGCTAAGTGGACTCCGGAGTTAGGACAAGATCTTAACGCCTACCACAACCTTGATGCCGAGGTGGANCTTACTCAGATTCTGTCTGAGCAGATTGCTCTAGAGATCGATCGTGAGATTGTTGAAGACCTTGTTAAGGGTGCTACGGCTGGTGTTCGCTACTGGTCCCGTCACCCCGGCGAGTTCCTGGAGCGCTCAACGGGTGCTGTTTCTGCTATCGTGCAGGACTTCACCGGTAATGTGAGCGAGTGGTATGAGACCCTCATTGAGTCCATCAATGATGTCTCGGCACAAATCCATCGGAAGACTCTTCGTGGGGCTGCCAACTTCGTCGTCTGCGGACCCGAAGTTGCAAACTTACTTGAGTTTACCGCTGGTTTCCGTGCCAATGTGACTGCTGATAGCGACCGCGGCGACGCGGGTGCTGTTAAGGTTGGTTCCCTCTCGAAGAAGTTCGACGTTCTCGTCGATCCTTACTTCCCGCGTAACTTGATCCTTGTGGGTCGACGCGGAAGTAGCTTCCTGGAGAGTGGTTATGTGTATGCACCTTATGTGCCGCTGCAGACCACGCCTACTATCTTCGGCGTTGAAGACTTCGTGCCCCGTAAAGGCGTGATGACCCGATATGCCAAGAAGATGGTTCGTCCGGATATGTATGGTTTAGTCGTCGTTCGCGGCCTTGTAGACTAATCATAACTGACGTAAGGTCAAAATGATGAAAGCCCCGTCTCTTTGAGGCGGGGCTTTCTATTTAGTAGTAGTTAACCGAGGAAACTTTAATGGCGATACCCAACCTGAACCCAGCGTCGACATCTAATACTAATATCCTTCCGGCTACCGGTTCCGCTTCAAATGTAACCACTACTCTTCCGTTTGGAATTTATGCCTCTTCGGGTGACTTTTTATCGGGAGCGGCCGATCAGGTAGCCTACACATATAAAAAGTTGGGGGGTGATGTTCTGGATATTGAACTTGCAGAAGGAAATGTTTATGCTGCTTATGAAGAGGCTGTCCTAGAATATTCTTATATTGTTAATCTTCATCAAAGTAAAAATTCTTTGTCTAGCCTACTGGGCGCCCAAACTGCTTCTTTCGATGCAGATGGCCAAATTGTGGCTGGCGATGATCTTTCCGGAAGCACCATAGAACTAAGATATCCTCGGTTTGATTATGGTTTCGCACATCGAGTTTCTGAAAGATCTATTACAGAAACTGGTCTGGGGGGGACACTTCCTATATATTCTGCGTCGCTGGACATGGTGCCAGGAGAACAGGACTATAATTTACAAACTATTATATCTGCCTCATCTGTAACTGATACATCGGCTCCTTATTTTGGAGAGGTCGACAATAAAAGAGTGGTTATCCGAAAGGTATTTTTTAAGACTCCTCGTGCTATGTGGAGGTTCTATGGGTACTATGGCGGATTTTCGGTCGTGGGGAACTTAAGAACTTACGGACAATATGCTGACGATTCTACATTTGAAATAGTTCCGACCTGGCAGAATAAGTTACAAGCCATTGCTTACGAAGACGCACTTAACACCCGGATTTCTCACTATTCATATGAACTTAAAAACAATAAATTGAGAATTTTCCCCAATCCCAGTGCCACCAGCCCTAAAAAGTTTTGGGTTGAATTTACGATTGAGCATCAGTATGCCCCATGGGAAGACGGAGCCGGCCAGCCAAAATCTGGCATTGAGGGAATCAATAATATGAACACCCTTCCCTTCCAGAATGTTCCTTATGGAAGTATTAACGCCATTGGAAAACAATGGATCCGCAGATTTGCGTTGGCGCTTGCAAAAGAAACCCTAGGTCAAATTCGTGGAAAATTTGCAGTAGTCCCGATTCCCGGAGAGAATGTTACTTTAAATGCCACCGCACTCTTGGGACAAGCGAAAGAAGAACAGGAAGCTTTAAGAACCGAACTTAAGGAAACTCTCGATCAACTCACCTATGCTCAGATGGCTGCCACAGATTCTACGCTCCAAGATTCTACTACGAAAGTACTTCAGAATATTCCAGTCGGCATTCTTGTGGGGTAGGGTAGGTGTCTGATCCTAAAAACAAGTGGATACAGCCCGCGGCCCCGCCGCCTCCCATGTTTTTTGGGAAGAAGGAGCGTGATCTTGTTAAGCAAGTTAATGACGAGTTAGCCGAGCGCGTCGTAGGGCAAACAGTAGCTTACTATCCCGTAAGTATAGAGGACTCTAATTTTCATAATATTTATGGGGAGGCGATTAACAAGGTAACCCTCCCCCCAGTCCGAGTATATGCGTATGTGGTTGTAGAGAATGAGCAAACTAATGAAAAGTACGGATATGACTATCAAACTAAATTAACTGTTAATTTTCATCGACGCAGACTGACGGAAGATCAGGATTTATATGTGCGCGTGGGAGACTTTATACAATACGGCGACGAGTTTTATGAAATTGTGCGCCTATATAATGATACTCGATATTACTTTGGCCAGGTTGAACATAAATTTCAAATAAGTGCCGAATGTGTGAGAGCCAGAAAGGGAGTGTTCCGTGTCAAAGCCTAAATTAGCAATTACATTCGCTGAAGATCCAATAGTTACCGCCGAGCGCGTAGAGGAACAGTTTCGACTTCAAAGAAAAACCCAAACCAAGAATATCTCTAGCGTTAGATCTCAACGGCAGATCGAGAACCCTCCCAAAAATCAAAACTTAGGTCTTAACAACCCTGATGGTATAAAAACGATTCCGTTTATGCCGTCGTCGCTAGAAACTATCGACGGCTCTGTTATGGATTATATAGAAGACAGGCTTGATATCTATGTTGATACTAACGATGGTTTTAAAAAGGTTCCCACTTTGTGGGTCACCGCTGAACGCGCTTATCAAATAAAGCATAACAAGGATTTGAGAGATAAAGAAGAAACTCTCGTACTTCCTCTTATTACGGTTAATAGAACCAATATTGAGAAAAACCCTGCGTCTGAATATGCCATTCCTGCTGCAAATATCCCGGAGGTCCGGGACGCGATGGGCGGCTCTATTACGTACGCCAGGCGTATATACCAGAAAAAAACTGCAGAATTTCAGAATGCGATGGCAAAAAGAAAGTATAACCAGAGCACATGGCC